GTTCAGGACGTAGACGGTAATAATATTATTAACGAAAACGCTAATACTATTACTATTGGTAAATCGGGAGATACAGTACAAGTTGCTTCAGGTGCATCACTGGTTGGTGGGGGAATTGAATGGCAATCAGTAGTGACCGCTGCAACTTTAACTGCAGTAGCAGGTAAAGGTTATCCAATTGATACTTCTTCAAATGCTTGTACAGTTACACTTCCAGGTTCTCCAAGTGTTGGAGATCAACTTATATTTACAGATTATGCAAGAAATTTTGGAACCAATAATTTAACTTTAGATACAAATTCTTCAAATTATCAAGGACAGACTACTAATGTCGTCTATAGTACGAATGGAGAAAGTATTAACATTGTTTATATAGATGGAACTAAAGGTTGGATTCCAATTACGGATGGTTCTGTTGTTTGTTCTACTTGTCCTTATGATATAGACTTTTTAATAGTAGGTGGCGGTGGAGCTGGAGGGACGTGTGGATCTCATAATGCCAGTGCTGCAGGTGGCGGAGCTGGTGGTTATAGAACATCAACTCAAACAGTTACGGCTGGAGTAGTAATTACAACAACAGTTGGTAATGGTGGATCTGCCGGTAGTAATTCTCAAGGAGCCCAAGGAGGTAGTGGTTCAGTTTCTTCAATAGCAGGTACAGGTTTAACAACAATTGAATCTGCAGGAGGAGGCGGTGGTGGAGGTGGCCCAGCTCCTGGTTCAGCTGGTGTTGATGGTGGCTCGGGTGGTGGTGCAACTATGAGTCCATCAGTAGGTTCGGGTGACGTTCCTGATGTTACTCCAGATCAAGGTTTTGATGGGGGAACAGGATATCCAAGTACGCCCAATTATGGTAGTGGTGGAGGTGGTGGCGCTAGTGCTGTTGGTGTTAATGGTACAAGTACAAATGGTGGAACTGGTGGTGCCGGTTCAGCTTCTTCTATAACAGGAAGTTCAGTAACTTATGCTGGAGGAGGAGGTGGAGGAACCCATAATGGAGGAACCGCTGCCCCTGGAGGTTCTGGTGGTGGTGGAGCTGGAGAGACAAATGCAGCAGGAAATGCTGGGACTGATAATTTAGGTGGTGGTGGAGGTGGAGCTGGTGCAATAGTTGTAGTAGAAAGAGCAGGAGGTGCTGGTGGAAAAGGAGTTGTTATATTAAGTATGCCAACTTCTAATTATACAGGAACAACAACTGGTTCTCCTACAGTTACAACATCGGGAGCTAATACAATTGTAAAATTTACAGGAACAGGGAGTTACACAACATAATGGCATCATTCGCAAAAATAGGATTAAATTCAAAAGTAATAGAAGTTGTTTCATTGCATAATGATGTATTAAAAGATGCTAGTGGAATTGAACAAGAAAGTCTTGGAATATCTTTTTTAACAAACCTTACTGGCTGGGCTGTTTGGAAACAAACTTCTTATAATACTCATTTAGGAGTTCATCGATTAGGTGGAACACCTTTTAGAAAAAATTACGCAGGAATAGGAGATACTTATGATGAAGATAGAGATGCTTTTATTAAAAGAAAACCCTATGCTTCCTGGGTATTAAATGAGGAAACTTGTAAATGGGAATCCCCACTTCCTTATCCTGATGACGGTGTTTTTCCGTTTCCCGACAAAAGATATGAATGGAATGAAGAAACCCAACAATGGGATCTTGACAATTCCTAGAAACTAATATACCTTAATTTGTGGTATGTCAGACAAGAATCTAAACCACACTATTATTAATAATCTTATAGACCCTATATCGTTTTTAAGTATTACAGATACATTAACTGGAGATACATTTTTTTGGCTTTATAATGATTTTGTAAATTATAAACCCTGTGACGGATATAAATTTACTACTGAAATAATAAAAAATTCTAATTTAACAAATTATGTTTTTGTTAATTATTTAACTATGATTCAACCTGTTTTAAAAAAAATAAAACATACAACCTTACATTCTGTTAGATTTAATTTGTTTACTAAAACACCAGAACCACAAAAATATTTAATTAATCATTATAAAAAAAATAGTAAAGTAGCAATATTGTTTGCTAACAACACTAATGGTGGTATTGAAATTAATAATACTTTTATTAAAGGTACAGAAAATCAATTACTTTGCTTTGATTCTAAGGTTGAACATAAAGTAGTTACCCCCACAGATACTAAAATATTTACCTACTTGTTAGTAAATTATGAATAATTTAAAAGATTATATACTTCATTTAAATAATTGGATCCCTAAAAATATTTTAAACACAACTTTAAAAGAATTAATTAAAAATAAAAAGTGGGAGACACATCAATATACAGGAAAAAATTTTACACCACGTCCATTAAATGGAAAGAAAGAACTTGATGTTTGTTTTGATAATAATTTAACTTGTTTTAAAGAGTTAATGAATTTAACTTGGAAAGCAATAGAAAAATATATTCTTATTGATAAAATAAGTGGAGAAAGTTTTACGGGTTGGAATGGATTTAGTACTTTAAGATTTAATAGATACAAAAAAGGGCAAATTATGTCTAAACACGCTGACCATATTCATAGTTTATTTACAGGAAAACATAGAGGTATTCCACTTTTAAGTATTGTATGTGTGTTAAATGATAATTATGAAGGTGGAGAATTTGTTATGTTTGACGATTATGAAATTAAATTTAAATCAGGAGATTTAATTATATTTCCCTCAATATTTTTATACCCACATTTAGTTAAACCTGTAAAAAAAGGAACAAGATATTCTTTTGTATCTTGGGTTTGGTAATGAATACACCTACAATTAATAGTATTTTTCCAATACCTATTTATACCACAAAAATAAATAGAGGATTTACAAAACAAGAATTAAAATTTGTAAATGAACAAAAAAAACATTGTGTTAATAACACAGGAAACATTAATACAAAAGATAATTATATTTTAAATCGATCACAATTTAAAAGCATTAAAAAATTTTTAGAAGAACATTGTCAAAATTATTTAAATACAATTATATGTCCTAAAAATAAAGATTTAAAATTATATATAACTCAATCGTGGTTAAATTACACAGAAGTTAATCAATATCATCATAAACACGAACATCCTAATTCAGTAGTGTCGGGTGTATTCTATTTTGATTCAGACATAAAAAATGATAAAATACTTTTTTCAGATCCTATAGTTTATAAACAAATATCAGTCATAACTGATAATACAAAATGGAATGTTTGGAATTCAAGAACTTGGTTTTTTCCTGTAGAAACGGGTAATTTATTTATGTTTCCTTCATCTACCACTCATCAAGTTCAAACTAAAAAAGGCACTAATACCCGAATAAGTCTAGCTTTTAATACTTTTTATAAAGGAACTTTAGGATCAAATGATAGTTTAACAGAGTTGATACTCTAGAATTATAGTGTATAATCTTTAAATGGAGGCAGTACACCACCACATACCTACTGCCTCCTTTTAAGGATTTTATATGTTATTAGGATTTGGCGCATTTTCAGAATTACCTTTTTCGTATTCAGGTACGGAAGGCAATGTTACAGTTACTGCAGAAAAAAACAGGTTAGTTATAACTATTGGCCCAGTTGGTCAAGCAGTATCATCAGTTAGTCAATCATCAGGAGCAGACCCTCTTGTTCTCGGAACGGGAAGCGTTACTCTTAGTGGTAATGCTAACGTAGATTTAACAAGTATTGGAAAAAATCCATTAGTTTTAGGCACTGGCACTGTTACAGTTTCAGGTAATGCAGTCGTAGATTCTGGTCTTAAAAATGAATTGATTATTCGATCGGGAACTGTTACTATTAGTGGAAATGCAAATGTGACCCCTGATAAGGTCCCATTAGTATTAACAACAAAAGAATCAGGAGTAATCACTTGGAATGAAATTATTCCGGGAGCAACTATGGTTTGGACACCAATAGAACCTTATTAAAATTATGGCATCAACTTATTCAAAAGACATATCAATGGAACTCGTAGCAACTGGTGAAAAAGCCGGTCTATGGGGAACAATTACAAACACTAATTTAAAAGTATTACAAACTTCCGTTACAGGTTATGTAGAAGTAACTTTAAGCACGGGAACTACTACGTTAAGTTTAGCTGATGGATCAGACACAGCCAATGGAAAACATATGTACATTAAATTGATCGGTACATTAAGTGGAAATTCTTTATTAGAAATTCCGGCTACTACGACTGGCGGAACAGCTAACAGAGTATTCTTTGTTGAAGATGCAACAGATAGAACAACTACTAATCATACCGTACAAATTTTTACTACAGGCCAAAGTGCATCTACTTATGTAAATGTACCTACAGGAGCTAATGGTTTAATTTATTCAGTAGGAGCAACACCTGCTGCTTATATGCCTATTATGCAACCTGGTGTTAAAGAAATTGATTCAGCTTCTGTAACAGCTTATACAGCCGTTTCAGGAGATGTTATTTTAATTAAAGCGGCAACTGCTCAAGTAACAGTTACACTTCCAGCTGCTCCAGCTTTAGGTGATGAAGTTACAATTATGGATGCTTCTACAACAGCGGTAGGATTTGGAACAAACCAATGTGTGGTTAATCCTAATAGTTTAAAACTTCAAAGAGGAACCGGCAACTATAATATGAATACAAATAATCAATGTATTGTTTGGTATTATACAAACGCCGATATGGGTTGGCAGATTAAGTCAAATAGTACATCATAGGAGTTAAGGATGCTTACGAAAATTAAGTTTGCTCCTGGCATTGACAAGCAAGACACTGCTGTCGGAGCTGATGGTCGTTGGGTCGATTCAGACAATGTTAGATTTAGATATGGATTACCAGAAAAAGTTGGTGGTTGGCAATCCTTATTAACTGATACAGCGGTCGGTGTTGCAAGAAAAATGCACGCTTTCGTTGACCAAGACGGCAATAGATATGTGGCTATTGGTACAGATAAATTTTTACTTATATATTTTGAAGGTCAACTTTACGACATTACCCCTACAAAAGCTAAAATTACAACTGTTGCGATGTCTAATGCCAACGCTACTAAAGAAGTTTCTTTAACTTTTTCTGCTGCACATAATTTAGAAGAAGGGGATATTATTTATTTAGATAATGTAACTGTTCCAGTAGGCGTGGGTTTAACCGATGCAGCTTTTGAAGGTAAATTATTTCAAGTAACAAGACTAACAAGTGACTTAATTGCAGTTATTACAGGAACAGAAACTACAACTGGAGTTGGAAGTGGTGGTACGTGTGACGTCACTCCTTATGAAAGAGTGGGTCCGGCCGCTCAATCTTATGGTTATGGTTTTGGTGTTACACAATTTGGTGGAACCGTTCAAGGTTCTGCTAGTTCTACTTTAAACGCAGGTATTACTTCAGCCTCAACTACTCTTACTTTAGTAAATTCAACAGCTTTTACAGGTACAGGTACAGTTTATATTGGAGATGATTATAGTTCTACAGGTGCAACTCAAGGTGAGTTAGCAACTTATACTGGTAATACGAGTGCGGCTCCAGGAGATTTAACTACCGTAAGCAGAAGTCAAGATGGAACTACTGCACCAGCTACAACAAGTGGTGGAGTAAAAGTTCAACAAGCTACTAAATGGAGTGGATGGGGAGAAGCTGCAGATGCAGCAACTATTACTTTGGAACCAGGACTATGGTCTTTAAGTAATTATGGAGATGTACTGATTGCTACTATTGCTAATGGAAAAACTTTTAGTTGGGACTCATCTATTGTAGCAAGACTAACTACTCCTGCTTCACAAATTACGCCAGGTTATCCAACAAACAGTAATCCAACAGCAACAAGAGTTACTTTAATTTCACCAACAACACGTCACTTAATTCATTTAGGAACAGAAACAACTCTTGGAAGTGCGGACACTCAAGATGATATGTTTATAAGATTTTCAGCAGATGAAAGTATTAACGAATACACAGTAGAAGCAACTAACACAGCAGGAACTCAAAGACTACAGGACGGAACTAAAATTGTAGGAGCTGTTGTCGCAAAAGAAAATATTTTGGTCTGGACCGACAATGCTTTATATGCAATGAAATTTGTAGGTGCTCCATTTACATTTGGATTTGAACAAGTAGGAACTAACTGTGGATTGATTGGACAAAATGCAGCTGTTGAAATAGATGGGGTTGCTTATTGGATGTCTAATAATGGATTCTTTTCTTTTGATGGTACTGTTAATTCTTTACCGTGCGCGGTTGAAGATTATGTATTTGATGATTGTGATACAACTAAAGGACAACAGGTAAACGCGGGTATTAATAATCTATTTACTGAAGTTACTTGGTGGTATCCAACAGCTAACTCTACGTTTAATGATAGATATGTAACTTTTAATTATGGAGAAACAAATAAAAACCCTTTACCTATGGGTAATTGGTATACAGGAACTAATACTAATTCAATTAGAACAACTTGGATTGATTCCTTAGTATATCCAAAACCTTATGCAACAGCTTATGATAGCTCAACAGCCGGAACTTATCCTACGGTGATTGGGGAATCAGGTTTAGGTAGAAGTGTTTTATTTGAACACGAAATAGGAACTGATCAAGTTAACCCTGATGGAAGCACCACTATTTTAACGTCCTTTATTGAATCGTTTAGCTTTTCTTTACAACCAGATCAAAGTGAGGTATTCCTAGCTATGAGAAGATTTTTACCTAACTTTAGAGTACTCCAAGGAAACAATCAAGTAACGATTGGAGTGTCAGATTATCCAGCAGATGATATGGAAGATACTACATTAAGTCCTTTTACTATTACATCTACTACAGAAAAAATAGACACCAGAGCAAGAGGAAGATATGCAAATTTAAAAATTGAAAATACTGGAATTAGTGAAAACTGGAGATTTGGAACTTTTCAAGTAGATATACAACCGGATGGAAGAAGATAATGGCCAAGATAGTAGTAAGATTACCAGAACCTAAAAAAGAATATAGTGAAGATAATCAAAGACAAATTAACAGAGCGTTAACTACAATTATTGAACAGTTAAATTCTACATATTTAACACAACAAAAAGAGGACCAAGAACGATACACTTGGTATGGCTTAGGCTAATGGCAAATATATATAAGAATGCAAAATTAAGTTTAACAAGTTCAGTAAACACTGCTTTGTATACGGTGCCTTCTAATTCAAGAGCTATCGTTAAATCTATTTTAATAGCAGAAGACGCTAATTCTACAGCCACAGCTGAAGTAACATTAGTGGATTCCGGAGCTACACCCTATATGGTTGACAAAGATGTAAGCTTAAGTGCTAAAGGAAAAGAACAAGTTATAACAGAACCATTAGTAATGGAAGAAAGTGAAATAATAAAAGTAGATGCTACTAGTGGATCGGTAGATGTTATAGCATCCATATTAGAAATTAACAGGGAGGATAGATAATGCCTTTTGTAGAACAAGAAGAGTCATTTGATAAGAAAATAGTCAAGGGTCAAGAAGTACTAATATATAAACCTAGAGTAGAGGTAACAATTAAACACATAGGAACGGGCAGAGAATATATGTCGGATATGGAGGCACAAGCTGATGTGGATAGTCCCCTTACTGATACAAAAAAGGAGCATATATCAAGAAGTGTACACGTTAAAATTCAAAGTATACCTTTGGGTGCAGGTACTAACACTGTATAGGACGTTGACGAATGGATAAAAACCTAGTAAATTGTAAGATACGCGCACATTTACAAGTATCGCACACTTGCCTTTTACTATTAATTTAAAGAGAAACTATGGGATTATTAAAGAAAATATTCAAACCAGTATCGAAGGTATTA